TGTAAGAATAATATTTGATGCCGTCTTTTACGTGGTAGCGAGAATCTTCATTGGTTGTAGTATGTTCAAAACTATCAAGATCAACATTCAAAAAATCCATTCCCTTGCGCTCTAACCCCGCCTTAATAGCTGTAAAGAAGGCGCGCACTGTTATGTTGTTTCTCTGAATTTCTAATTGACTGTTCATTATCGTTACCCCCTTGGTTTGTTGTTCATCTTGATTACCATTATACACGCATTGCGTATGCTGTCAACAATAAAAATGTGCATTGCGTATATTTGTCAACAAGGGAGGCAAGCATCATAACCATCGGCTGTTGCGGTGAGGCCCGCAAAGCCTCATACCGTTATCGGTTGAAGTATCCCCGCTCCATCTGCGATAGTTGGCTTACCGAGATACCCATTGCCTTTGATCGTTCCTGTATGTTTTGGTATGGTTCGAGTCGAGATTGCTTCAGTGACTTGCCACGTTCCAAGTCATACCGTCTGGCAAAACCCCTGTGCCTTTGCAAATATCGCAAGTAATCTCTATAAACTTGAATCCGGGGCAACCGTAGCCAGTGTGTTTTCCTGCTCCCTTGCAACTTGGACACGGATAACCAGACGGATGGACCGCACTGTCATCCAGTAAGTGAACATTGCTGACGTCTAAAAGTTTGTCTGCTGTTTTCACGTTTCCCCCTTGTGGCGGTCATCCGCCCGCCCCGCTATATTTCCACCCACGCCGTCAGTTCTTTGTCGGGGAAATTTTCTTCTTCAAAATACGTATCATTCCACTGGCCCTCATACAGCGCCACATTGAGCACGGCCACACACCAGTTGCCTTCCACTCCATTCCATGCCGCGACATGGCGCGTTCCCGGCGCGAATACGGCCAGTATTTGCCGGCCGTCTTTTGGGGCTGTTTCCGGGCTGTTCCAGATACGTTTGGAATCGCCTATTGCGTTACGCATGGCCTCGCGCATGTTGTCCAAGGTTCCGGGTAAAGTGTAGTTTTTGAGGGATGATCCGGCGGCCTTTAATACTGCGTCGAGGGCGGCATCGATGTGTTTGTCTGTTGTCATTTTGTTTCCTCCCTCATCCGGGCTTTCTGCTCAATGAAAACTGGATCTTCACGCATGTTGCTTTCCAGGGCGTTAGCAGCTTCCACAAGGGCCTCGTAGGCCTGCCGCATGGCGACCCGTGTGTCATAGAGGGCCAGGAATGTTTCCGCGCCTGATTTGTTGGCGATGTTGAAATGCCGCTTCAGTTCTTCATTCTCGATTTCCAGCCTGCGGACGTATCGCCGTTCCTTGGCCGTCATGCCGCCTCCCTTTCCGCTTCTTCTTCCACCCGGGTGGCGCCGAGCAGGGCATAGCCTGCGATATCCCGGTAGGGGGATTCACCGAGGGCGTCGCGGTCGGTGGCTATCCGGAACATCTTGTCTATCATCCGCACCAGGCACAAGGCGTCGTCCATCTGCTCCGGAGCTATGCCGGCCGGGTAGAGTATCCGCATTACCCGGCCGGCCTTGGTGAAGCTGTCGCCATAGGCGGCCTGTTTCTTTTCTACGAGTTCGCCGATTTCTCTTGAGAGCTGCACGTATTTCATTTCGCCTTCCTTTCGTTCCACCATTCCCGCGCCATTAGCGGGATGGCGCCTGTCGGGCCCTCGCAGTAGCAGTCGCGGCAGCAAATGAAATATTCAACGGCGCCGTCCAGGCCGATTGAGTCCATGTACATGCTGGTCCCGCCGCAGAACGGGCAGGGCTTCAGGCCTTTTTCGTCGGGGTAGATCGTTATCATGCCGCCTCCGCCCGGGTGAACCGGCCGCTTTTGTCTCTGAGGCGCTTGGGGCGGGGAGGTGTGTACAGTTTGTCTACGTGGCCGCCCAGGGTGTTGAACATCTGTTTTGCTTTGGGGATGTTTACCCTGCGGCTTGTTCTGGCTATGGTTTCACACAGTTTGTCGAGAGACTTGAGGACGGCTTCGGCCCGGTTGTGCTGGTGCGAGTTTATGGGAGCGAGCCGGGTCACTTCATCGACCATGGCGATGGCGTAGGCGATGCGGTATTCGTGAAGGGTCCCGGTCAGGCCCGCTTCTTTGGCGGCGGCCGGGAGCATGTCGGATATTTCACCGGCGTGTTTGCTGTCTTCGTAGCCGGGACCGGAGGGCATTACGGAGTCCAGGAGCCGGTTGGCGGCGTTTTCCACGGATTCGGCCCGGTTCCATTGTTCGCTGCGTTTCAGGGCGGCGCGCTTGATTTCGTCGGCGGCGGCCAGGACGTAGGATATGCCGAATGTTGCGAAGGATAAGGATGTTTTGGATTGCATCGTTGCCATTGGGTTTCTCCTTGTTCGGGGCGGGTGATAGCCCGTCTCGCCAGATTGATTTGAGGACCGTTTCTTTTATCCGTCCTACTCGTCCTATACGTATTTTTTATCTAGGACGTAATTTCCATAATTATTCTATTGAGTTGTCCTATCGTCCTACTTGTCCTATATATTTTTTACGTTGCATTACGGTACAAAACCTTTTCTATATATTTATTCATCTCGCGCGCGTGTAACCAAACCAATCAATTCTCTAGGACGTCTAGGACGATAGGACAACCCGTTGATATTGTTACTCTTTATCTGTCCTACAGGAATTATCCGTCTAGGACGTCTAGGACGACTTTTATGACACGAATTCATAATCATCTATCAGGGTTATCCCTTGGTAACCCCATAACCGGCGTCCGTTGCTCTGACGGACTTTGCGGATGTCGGGACACAGTTTCCTCATTTCCACTCCGAAGCGGGATTCCCCCAGGGGCTTGTAGTTCCGCCGGGAGCAGAATTTGCTATATTTTTCATAGACTTTCATAGTGCAGGTCCAGGCGGTAGGGTCTAGTTCTACATGCGTGTTGATGAATGAGAGTATGGGGTTATTGAGTTCCTTGAAGCGGTCGAGGCATCCGGCCATGTAGTCGCTCTGGTGGAAGCCTTCGTCGCGCAGGAGCTGGAGCCCTCGTAGTCCCCAGAGGAATATCCCGTTTTTCTCCTTCATGAGTTTGTCGAACAGGTAGAGGTCGGCCTTGCCATTCTTTACAAATTCGCAGTTCATTTCCACAATCAGCAGCCTTCGGTAGAGACCTTCGGACGTATCCTGGATGTTGGGGTGGTTGTTGGCGGAGAAGGCGAGTTTGCAGACCGGCGCGAAGCTGAAGGCGTTTTTGTGTTTGTATGCGGCGGTGATGGCTTCCCCGGAAACGATGCTTTTGAATATGTCTGATTGCAGGAGAGATGTTTCAATTTCGGTGGTGACGTTGAGCAGTTTGTCGACGAGCATCACCCGGTGGAACTGGTCTTCGAGGCTTCCCATGGAAACGTTGGCGACGTTGATGGCGCCGAGAAGCGATTGCAGGACCTTGAGGATGGTCCCTTTTCCGTCCCCACCAGGGCCGATGAGCAGCAGGGCCTTTTCGTGGCGGGTCTCTCTGGTGTAGCAGTATCCAAAGAATTTCTGGATTTCCCGGATGGTGTCCGGGTCCCCTACTGATTGCTGGAGAAAATTTTTCCATTGCGGACAGTCGGGAAGTTCGCCGGTCAGTTCCAGTAAGATGTCGAGGGCGTAGGTGTTGTAGTTTTCGGGGTCATGGGACATTACCCGCGCATCGCTCAGGCTGAACATGCCGTTGGCGAGGGGTATCATGTTTTCCCGGTCGTTGAGGGTCCGCCCGTGCCCGAGGACGGAAAGGTCGCGGACTATTCCGAGGACGTCGGTAACTCTGGGGGTGGTCCCTTCTATGCCGAGCATTTGCAAGGCATGGCGTCGGATGTTGGCTTGGTCGTATTCCTCCCACATGCGGTCATTCCACGAGTAGAACATGCCGCTTTTGGTGTCGTGGACTATTTTCCGCCATGTCATGATTTCATCGGCGACAAGCCGAGGCTTGAATTGCGTGCCTCTGGCGCCACCGAAGAAGCGCCGAACGTCGTCGGGGATGGCTTCCGCCCTGGGAGACGGCTTTTGCATGGCCGGCGTGTCGGCGATTATGTCCTTGAGGTCGGCGACGGTTTTCCCGTATTCGGTGAAAAAATCCGTAAGGTCTTTCCCGTGGTCCGGGACCATGCCCATGTAGTCCGGCCAGGCGATGACTCGGATGTTTTTTGCTACCTGGAGCAGTTTTTCGGCGACCTTTTTAGCGCCGGATACGCCCTTTTCGTCGGCGTCATAGGCGATTATTACGTCCCGGTCGGTAAAGAACCGAGTGAATTTATCGTCCCAGGAGTTGCACCCGGCTGTTTGCGTGCAGGCGTTGAGGCCATGCGAGAGTGCACAGAGGGTGTCTTTTTCCCCTTCGCATACGAGGATGACGCTTTCTTTCCAGGTACTGGGAGCAGGGAAGAGCTTGGACTTGCCAAACCCCGCCGCCCATGAGCGAATCTTGTTTTCGGCGGCGCCGGGCAGATAAAGCCTGATGTTTACGAGGGCTCCATCTACATTCCGAATGGGTATGGCGATGCGTTTTTCCTGTCCGTCAGGGGACGTCCAGAGCCGCAGGTCGAAGCCGGTTATTATTTGTTCGGACCAGCCGAACTTGTCACGGCAGCGCTTGCGCCATTCTTCCGGGAGCGCTGGGAGTTTTTGCCATTCTGTTTCGGAGATTATTTTGGTTGTTTCGGCAGCCGCCCCCTTCCCCCCCTTTGCGGCGCGCGCCGGAGCTTTTGCCCGCTCACCAGGTGTTGGGGGGGCGTATCGGTCGCGGAATGCCTTGAAGGCGGCGCCGGGTTCGCTGATGCTGTTTACCTGGCCATACA